CCGACTTTATGTCGCTCCTTATGCCGCATGTGCCTGAGAAGCCTTGCGAAGGCCCTCTTAAGCTTACGATCATTTATAAACTTCCTTTTCTATCTAATGAGAAGAAAGCGATAAAAGAGCGTGGTTGGGAATATCACATTAAGAAACCTGATGCCGACAATTTGCTTAAACTATTTCAAGACACAATGGGTAAGCTCCTTTTTTGGAACGATGACGCACAAGTTGTGGAATTAGCGATGATGAAGATTCGACACAAGCAACCAGGTATTTACGTACACCTCAGAGAAATCGATGAAACGGATAGAGGTTAGACTTTCGGATACGGTCGAAGCTCGCTTGGAATACATGAAACAAATGTTCGGCATGGAAAAGCAACAGATATTATTAGCCGCTTTTGCCCAGTACATGCCGAACTTCCAAGCGCCTGAGCCGAAGAAGGAAACCAAGCGTAGACCTTCTGCTAAGAAAAGTTTGGGTGAAGGCAATAAGCCAAAGAACATCAAAGAGGTCATGGATTACTTCAAACAAAGAAGTGTCGCTGAACCTCTTCAGCCAAAGGCTGAGCTATTCTTTGATCATTACCAATCCAAAGGTTGGGTTGTCGGGAAATCACCCGTCAAACATTGGGGTTCATGTCTTACAATTTGGCTTAGAAATAATCCCGATTGGCGTCCTGTACCAGCAACGGAGAAAGAAACTATTTCACTAAATGATTTTCTAGATTGGGCAGAGGATAAGCGTCCACCGATCTTCGAGAAATATCGTACAGCGAAATCAATTCAAGATATCGACCAATTGTACATCGATGAATATGCTGACAACAATAAGTGATCCTGATGTCGAGCGAGGTTTCCTCGCTTGCTCAGCCAAGTCGATTGAATGCTTGGATGAAGCTATCTGCATGGGAATAAATACAGATTGGTTTTCAGAGCCATTTCATCAGAAGGTTTGGACTCTTATGCTCGAGCATAAGGATTCCGAATGTATAGACATTGATGTAATTCTTTCCTTTAAAGAAGCCGAAGATCGTGACCGTGTAACGTCAATCTACGGAGCTTGTGAAACCTCAACAGGTTTTGGTTCTTTTGTTGAAGCCTTAAAGGAGCAGTACATCAAAAATGGGCTGAAAAAGATTTCTCTTCAGATTTCCAATGACCTAGCTAGTAATCAGCAGTCTAAGATTTTGATTGAGGAAATTGATCGTGAGCTAACTAAGCTGACTATCGATAACCAAGAGGATGTTCGTTCTGCTCCTGAAATCATTGATTCCATGTGGGAACAGCTTCAAAAGCGCATGGAGCAAGATGGCATGAGTGGTATTTCAACAGGAATAAATAAGCTCGATCAGATGACTCATGGTTGGCAACCCAACAATCTCATAGTGGTGGCAGCGCGAACCTCAGTAGGAAAGACTGCTTTTGGATGCGAGATGGCTCTAAATGCAGTCAAAGAAGGTAAGAGAGTTTTGTTCTTCTCATTAGAGATGAAAGCTGAGGCAGTCATGCGTAGGCTTATTTCGAATAAATCAGAAGTTCCTGTCGGATACATAGTTGATAATACTGCTCGCCCCGAGGATATCGCAAAATATCAGTCGGCAATGGACTGGATGAAAGACCGAAGCTTTTGGGTAGATGATCGTGGAAACATCAATACAGCTCAAGTGAAAGCAAAGGCTAGGAAGTTTGCACGAAAAGGACTCGATATGATCGTTGTGGATTACGCGCAGAAAATGCGACCAATCAATGCGAGAATCCCTCGAGAACAGCAAGTCGCTGAGATTGCAGGATCCATGAAAGACATCGCAATGGAGCTAGACATTCCAGTCATCCTTTTATCACAGCTAAATCGTTCGGCAGACGAATTGAATCGTAAGCCAAGATTATCCGACATGAGAGAATCAGGATCACTAGAACAAGATGCTGATGTCTGTCTCATGCTTTGGAGGAAAAACGATGACCCTGATGAAACAATTATATCTTTAGAAAAGCAACGCGACGGTGCATGTGGTGACATCGAAGTGTGCTTCAAACCAAAAATCCAGAAATTCACACCACGACCTGTATTACATTAATCATGAGCGCATTAGCAAAAGCAACATTCATGGGTCGCCTCACAAGCGATCCGACAGAAAAAACGATTGGCGAGTCTTCCCTTGTGACTTTCAGCCTAGCCGTAAACCTCCCAGGAAAGGGTGGAGAGAAATCTGCCCACTTTTTTGATTTTGAGGCATGGCGTGGAGCTGGCGAGTACATTGCGAAGTTCGCAAAGAAAGGTGATTCCGTTTTCCTAGAAGCTGATCTTAGGATCGATACCTTCGAGGATAAGGATGGTAAGCCCCGTAAGAAAACTAAGTTTGTGGTTAAGCCCATGACCTTCATGTTTCAATCCGGCGCCCAAACCCCTAAAGGGAGCGATTCCGAAGGAATCGCTAGCGGTTCGCAATCCAAAGCCCGTAAGCCACAGACTGCTGACAAGGTAGAGGATCCTGATCTGGGTGAGGATGTACCCTGGTAATGGCAACATTACTAACAAAAAATATTTGTCGAGAAACTGGTGTGGAAGATGGAAACGGCAGAAACTTGATAATCACAATCAATGCAGAAACTAACGAATTGGAGTTTAAGCCTAAAGGCAGAACAGCAAAGGCAATGGTTAGCCTTCCAATCTCGAAAGTTTACCAACTAATTAAAAACGCAAATTAATATGGCGGAAGAAGAAAAAGCAGAGGCTCCTGTTCAACAAACTGAAGAGGAAGCAAAACAAAAATGGGAAGCAATGTCTGTTGATGAAAAGATCAACACCATTGCCAATAACGCAATGTCTCGCCAAGAGGCATACCAACGGATGGAAGGAATCCTCGAAAAGGTACAGACCATAGCTGTCCGCCTCGAGAATCTTGAGCTGAAGCAAAAGCTTGAGGTTCAAGACGGTGGAAAGGAATAGTTCTGACTCCTTTGATCATTCGAGTGGTAGGGAGGATAAAGGCCCTGCCACTCAGAATGATCGAGGCTACTGGTCAAGTTTGAAGAAAGAGGTGGATGAGGCATGTGAATACTTTTGGTCACGTGATCAGATATGCGGATTTACCGATGACGGAAAAAGAATTGGTACAGGGATACCTAGACGGATGAAGCAATTTGCAGGAAGTCATGAATACTCGCTTTGAGATTCATCACTTAGAGGCAAAAAGATTCTTACTTACAAGTTTAGCAAACCCTCAAAATGTCCACCTAGTAGATTTAGACGAGTATGACGGCTATGGAGAATGCTCATGTGAATATTTTACGTTCAAGATTGGCCCGCAGTTAAAGAAAGGAAAAAAACCATTAAAACAATGCAGACATTTACGCTCAGTAAAGACATTAATTCGACAGAATTTACCTTCCCAAGATTAATTGGGCTTACCGGCCCGAAGGGTATGGGGAAGACTACTTTTGCTAATCGCATAGGTGGGGAAATTTTGAGTTTATCAACGCCGATCAAGCAGATGCTTGAACTTATAGTTCCGAAGATTTACATCTACGAGGAAAAGGAGAAGCAGATACCAGGATTCCCTGAAGGAATAACTGCAAGAGTTCTCATGCAACGACTAGGTACGGAATTTGGGCGAGCATGTTACCCAGATATTTGGGTTAATCACACAAAGATAGAAGCTAATAGAAGGATAAAAGCTTTTGAGGCTGTGGGGATAGAAAGCGCACGAGTAATCGTTGATGACATTCGATTCAGGAATGAAGCAGATATGATTCATGAGCTTGGTGGAGAAGTATGGAAATTAAAACGAGAAGGATATTTACCGAAGGAAGATAGTCATTCATCTGAGGATGGCTTACCTGAAGAACATATAGATAAGGAGATTATTATAGATGAGTAATGTAAAATCGGACTGGGGATTTATCTTACTATGCTTGGGGTTAGTTATGCTAGTGAGTTATTTAGTAGCTTCTTGCTCAAGTGTTAGTTGTGCGAAGAAATTATGTTGCCCGAAACCTGGGCATGGAAATTGCCCTATCTGCGAATACAAGTAATGAAAGATTTAGTAAAAAAAGTAGAGCAATGGCATGAGGATCGGAATTTGATCTTAGGATCAACCGACAAGGATCAGGTCTTAAAATTAATGCAAGAGCTAGGGGAGTTGAGTGACTCTATCTGCAAGAAGAACTGCCCAGCTGATGATATAGGAGACATGTTGGTCATAATGATTAATATCTGTAAGCGAAACTTCATTACCTTAGAGGAATGTTTAAATACTGCTTATAACGACATTAAGGACAGAAGAGGTGTGATGGTCGATGGTGTGTTTGTTAAGGAGGCAGACATGGATGAGCAAGTACAAGTCTAGAGATTTTTGTGAGGGGGAGAAGCTTCCTAGAACTAGTCAGTTGAGTATAGCGATGACAGTAGATCAAAAGAAGGAGCTGATGCAAAATGCTCACAGGAAGAGGAAGAGTGTCTCGAGATATGTTCGAGACATATTGAAAAAGAATGGTTCTATCTCAGGGCCGAATAATTGAAGAGAAAGGAAATAATATGAGCATGAGAAAGGTTTACCAACAAATTATTTCAGCAAATATGCTATCCGTTACAGTTGAGCATAATGGCTGTCACGGAGGAGATGCAGGACATGGAGGGTATGTTAAAGTAACACTTAAAGATGATGGGTGTACTGCCCTGGAGGTAGATGGTAAAGAATCTGATGGGGTAGAAATTATGCTTAGGGGAAGTACCGAAAGGGATACATTCATCCAAGCACTTATTGTAATACTCAGAGAGTTGCATGGCCCTATTTTTGATTTAAACGGCCCGATACCATACTTTGATGACCCTGATTCTACGGTGTGACTGGTCAGATCAAAATTGATCTAAACCAAGCTGAATGCGAAATAGTTCGCTTCATAGCTGAGGGGCGAAGATCGGAAAATCGTAAGTATGGGGTTAAAGACTTACTAGTTGCAAAGGAAGACCCTTTGCAAAGGGACATAGAAGGGTGTGGAGCAGAGTATGCATTTGCTAAGGTATACAATCTATACCCTCCGACTGATCTTCGCCCCAGGGCAGGTTCGCCGGACTTTATAGTTAAGGGCAGAACGATTGATATCAAGCAATCTGACTACGATAATGCTCGGCTAATTGTGCCTCCTTACAAGATGGATGATGCAAAAGTTTGCGACTCCTATGTGTTGGTCACTGGTAAATTACCCAATTATATACTAAGGGGATTTGCGAAAAAGCACCAAATTTGTAACCAAAAAAACTTGATAACACTTAGGTCTTTGGTTTATGCTTTGAGT